CTGGCGTTATGCCTCACCTTCGCACTTATGATGCTTCTAGTATGGCTTACCGTCAAGGTCGCACTCGTCGTGGTTCTTATGCTGCTTATCTGGATATTTCTCACCCTGATGTTGGGTTATTTCTAGAGATGCGCAAACCGACGGGTGATCCCAACATGCGTGCACTGAACCTGCACCATGGGATCAACATCTCGGATGCGTTTATGGAAATCGTTGAGCGTTGTATGACGGACAAGGATGCCGACGACAGTTGGAACCTTACCGATCCGAAATCGGGTGAAATCCGCGACACAGTTTCAGCGAAGGAACTTTGGCAGAAGATTCTCGAACTTCGTATGATGACAGGTGAACCATACCTACACTTTATTGATACGTCTAATCGTGCAATGCCGCAGTTCCAGAAGGATCTTGGTCTAAAGATTCATCAGTCAAATCTCTGTTCAGAAATCATTCTTCCAACGGATAGGAAGCGTACTGCGGTTTGCTGCCTCTCGTCCGTTAATCTAGAATACTATGATGCATGGTCGAAAGATCCGTTGTTCCTCAAGGACATGGCGGAAATGCTAGATAACGTGTTACAATACTTTATTGACAATGCTCCGAAGCAGGTTGCTCGTGCGATCTATTCAGCAAAGCGCGAACGTTCTATTGGTATCGGTGCACTAGGTTTCCATGCTTATCTTCAGCGCAAGGGTATTGCGTGGGAGTCGGCAGTCGCTAAGGGAACGAACATGCGAATGTTCAAACTAATCAAGAATCGTCTAGATACTGCGAATCTAGAACTTGGAACAGAGCGTGGCGAAGCACCTGATGCTGCTGGCACTGGTCGTCGTTTCTCACATATGCAGGCAATTGCTCCAAACGCATCGTCGTCAATCATCATGGGTAATACTAGTCCGTCGATTGAACCATGGCGAGCAAATGCATATCGTCAAGATACACTATCGGGTTCATTTTTGAATAAGAATAAATATCTTGACGCGATTATTCTAGAAGAAGCGGCATTCGGCAGACCTGCTGGTTGGTATGACGAGGTTTGGTCCTCGATTATCGCCAACGATGGTTCGGTGCAGCACCTTACATGGATGGACGATATTACTAAGAGTGTCTACAAAACCTCGATGGAAATCGATCAGCGTTGGGTTATTGAACATGCAGCAGACAGACAGAAGTTTATTGATCAGGCACAGTCCCTCAATCTATTCTTCCGTCCTGATGCAAATATCAAATATATTCATGCAGTCCATTATCTTGCATGGAAGCAAGGTTTGAAGACTCTATACTATTGCCGTTCCGAGAAGATTGGTAAGGCAGATAAGGTATCAAAGCGTATTGAACGAGAAGTAATTAAAGAACTCGACTTCAAAGCAATGATCGAAGGTGACACCTGTGTTGCATGCGAAGGATAAGAAATGACACAATTTTTTGCAGAGATTTATACCAAACCTGATTGCCCCTATTGCGTATTGGCAAAGGAATTCATGACTGGTATGGAAATTCAGTATATTGAAAGTGTGGTGGGTGAAGATGTATTATGGGAAGATGTAGTTGCCGCAGTTCCTGGGGTGACAACTGTTCCGCAAATTTGGATTAATGGACATCACGTCGGTGGTTATGATGGTTTAATCAAATGGGCGGAGAATAATTAATGGCAAAAGGCAGCAAGTCTACTGGGACAACGAAAAACAGCATCAACGAAACTCATAAGAGAGGTACTTCGATTGGTAATGGGAAGATTAAAACCAGCACAATGAATAAAAATAAAAAGCAAAACTTCAAAAAGTATAGGGGTCAGGGTCGTCCATGACATTAATGAGTGAAAGATCGTATTTCAAACCGTTCAACTATCCTTGGGCGTATGATGCTTGGTTAAAGCATGAGCAGTCACATTGGTTGCATACTGAGGTGCCAATGGTCGAAGACGTGCAAGACTGGAAGAAGCGTCTTACCGATGGTGAAAAACACTTTCTGACTAACATTTTCCGCTTCTTCACACAGGGTGACATCGATGTTGCTGGCGGTTATGTGAAGAACTATCTACCGTATTTCCCTCAACCTGAAATTCGTATGATGTTGATGGGATTTGCGGCAAGGGAGGCACTACATGTTGCAGCGTATTCTCACCTTATTGAAACTCTGGGTATGCCAGAAACGACATATCAAGAATTCCTTGAATACGACTCAATGCGAGCAAAGCACGACTACTTTACGGATTTGTCGAATGCAAATGGAACACCTGAATCGGTCGCGACCAATATCGCTGCATTTAGTGCATTCACTGAGGGTATGCAACTGTTCTCATCCTTCATTATGCTCCTCAACTTCCCTCGTCACGGAAAGATGAAGGGAATGGGACAGATTGTTACTTGGTCAATCGTTGATGAGACGATGCATGCTGAGTCGATGATCAAGTTGTTCCGCACTTATGTCGAGGAAAATCGCGAACTCTGGAACGATGAATTGAAGTCCAGTATCTATACCATCGCCGAGAAAATGGTAGAACTGGAAGATAAGTTTATTGATCTTTCATTCGAGATGGGTGAGATGCAAGATCTCACATCTGCAGATGTAAAGAAGTATATCCGTTATATTTGTGACCGTCGACTAATTAGTCTCGGTCTCAAGGGTATCTTTAAGATTAAGAAAAATCCTCTGCCTTGGGTCGAGGAAATGATCAACGCACCAACACACACCAACTTCTTTGAAAATCGTGCTACCGACTATGCCAAGGGTGCACTATCAGGCAAGTGGGATGATGTTTGGGGTGTGGCAGCATAAATTTAAACGAGAAGGAAACTATCATGGCGAAGAAACTTACTATTACAAATACTAGACCGTCACATCAAACTTTGTGGTATTTTCAGACCAATCCCCCGCAGAATTCTTTATTGGATGAATGGTTAGAAAATAATAGAGATACTGTTACATTTCATTTCGATATCCTGAATGATATGTATGTCCAGGTATTAGAATATACGTTCACAGATGATGCAGTCGCTGAAGAGTTTGAAGCATTTGTTGCCTCGGGTAATCTAGGTGGTGCAATGGACGAATATCATAATTCCGTTGGTATTATATCTACTACAACTATTACTGATGTGTAATTTACATGCTTGACGAGGAGCACGAATGTTCTAGTTGTAATGCTCTATTCTCTGTAGAGCATGATATGGACGGTAAATATTATAGAGTGTTGTACTGTCCTTTCTGCGGCGAAGGGATCGATCAAGAAGAATATGATTTCGATTCCGATCAAGAAAGCGAATAAATAGTCTACTTACGGAGTAGATTATGGTAATTAGAAAAAAACGTAAGCCGTTGCCGAAGAAGGTGCATAGAGTATATTGCACTTACTTCGACGACGGCAAATTTTATATTGGGTATTCATGTAAGACAGAGAAACTTTTCGAAACATACTTCGGAAGTTCCTCTTATGTGACTAACTATGAAGGCGAAATGCGCAAGGAAGTTGTCGCTGAATACGACAGCAAATCGCATGCCAAAGCAGTTGAACATATCCTGCAATGGGAGCATAGACTCGACGACAGATGCATCAATCAAATGTGGAATGTGCGTCTGAGACTTGATCACTTGAAAGAATTAAAATTACCTGATTGGAGACCTGGATGCTATTCATAGCACTATTAATGTTGGCAGCGCTGGCGATTACATCAGTTGCTGGTTACTTTTCGATATTAGGTTTGATGGCGATTTTCCCCGCATCCCCTATTGCTGTTGCAGCGATGGGTGGATCTTTAGAATTTGCTAAACTCGTTACTGCGAGTTGGGTGTATAGGAATTGGAAAACCGCAAACAAACTGTTGAAAACATATTTCACAATCGCGATTGTGGTATTATCATTTATCACAAGTATTGGCGTATTCGGTTATCTAAGTGGAGCGCACATCGAACATAGCACTGTTGGCGGTTCCACGCAAATTAAGATAGAACAACTCGAGAGCAAGAAAACATCTGCAGAAAGGAGACTCAAAAATGCGCAAACATCTTTGGATACTTTGGACAGACTCACTACTGCAGAGGATGTGCTCGATGCTAATTTCATTCGAAACAGACAGAAACGGGAACGTGCGTCTCTCAATAAAGAAATTGAGAGTGCGACTGCAGACATTGAGACTATTGAGACTGATCTCATACCGCTCAAAACAGAAAATCTCAAACTCGAAGCAGAAGTAGGTCCGATAAAATATATCGCAGAACTGTTCTACGGTAGTGGCGATACTGCTACTATCGACAAAGCAGTGCGCTTGATGATTATTGTTCTTATCTTCGTATTCGACCCTCTGGCAATTCTTTTGGTTATTGCAGCAAATATTTCAATTTTAAGCTTGACTAAAAAGGAAGAAGCGGGTATAGTAGACTTTGTCGCTGTTGATGAGGTTGATCCAACTCCACCAACAGTGGCACCGAAGAAGGTTGTTAAGAAGCATAAACCAAAGAAGAAAATTGAGGTGGTAGTAGAAAACCCCACTGATTTCTTCGCTATGGAAAAAAATAATCTATCAACCCACGATATACCCGCACCAGATCCTCCCAGAAAATCTTGGAGAGATGGTAAAATTATTATAGACGAAAATAATGTAAGGAAAATGTGATTATGGAAATTGACCGTGAAATGCTCGTAAAGAATCTTAAGAAGATGAACGCCGAAGTGACGTTCACAAAACTTAATGGTGATGTTCGAGTCATCAAATGTACTCTGCAGGAAAGCGTAGTGCCCGAGAAGAAAACAACTCCTGCTGAAAGTAAGGTGGTAAACCCTGATGTTCTACCTGTCTGGGATACTGAAAAGTCTGCTTGGCGCTCTTTCAGATATGATACTATCACAAATGTCAAATTTATGGCTTGACTTTTCTGCAGAAATGCGGTATAAGTAATCTATAAATTTGATGAGGTGAACCCATGCATAAGTTGAAAGTCCCTATTGCTGAATCGAAATTCGTTGGTGTCGAACCCATTTGGGTTGCCGACTACGAACCTGTAAACTATCAGGCAGAGTTTGGTAATGCTCTCTCTTGGTATAATTACATCGTGGATGCTAAGGATTGTCGTGCATTCTTGAGCGACTGGTTCAAGGGTGATAGGGATAAACTGAAAACTCTCAGTAAGATTCCTGACAAGTTGCTTCCACGCACCTATGCTAATTCAGCTCGTATCGCTATGCGTGGGTTCCCTCTTAACGACAGAGATACCTCTCGTATCTGGGAGAAGGTCGAGGAAACTTTCAATAAGCGTACCAAACTCGAAGAGGATGACACCTCTCCAGAACCTGTAGTCAAGGTTGCAAAGAAACCGTTGATTGCAGGTCACTTCATTGTATCTGATGTTAATGACGAGATCGAGAATCTGGTCATTGGCGAAGATGTAAAGAATATAGCACAAATTCTTATGCCATATCGTATGGCAGACAGACATTACCTTGAGTGCGTCGAAAAGATTCAACCTATCCTCGCCGAGTTTGCTGAATTGGTAGAAGTTCGTCGTATACCCAAGGCAAAACTGACTGACATGCAATCGCAGTTGCTCGAGAGTTACGAACATCTGTCTGGTATGAAGATTGTCAAGGATATCGTCAAGTTGCTCGAATCCTATGTCAACGATCTTAAAAAGTCGCATGTCAGCAAGCAGGTTGCTAAGGTTCGTAAGAAGAAACCAAAGGATAAGACCAAATTGGTCCAGAACCTAAAGTTCCTCAAGGAAGATACTGCACTTGGTATCGCCAGTGTCGAACCTATCAATCTGCTAAACTGTAGTGAAGTGTGGACTTTCGACACCAAGACTCGAAAGATCTCCAAGTACTATAACCCAGTCAGTGGTAGCATTACTGTCAAGGGTGCAAGTCTTGTAGGATTTGATGAGAACTTCTCTAACTCACGGTTGCTACGTAAACCAGAGACTCAAGTAAAAGAATTTGCTGAACTGGCGAAAAAAGACTTGACTAAATGGTACTCAGCCGTTAAGAGTAAGCCTGCACCTGTTCGTGCGCGACTGACTCCGACTACATTAATTTTGAAAGTGTTTTGATGAGCGATAATGATAACGTGACTTTTCTTAATCCTAAGAAGAAGTTCGAAGATACAAATCCAGATAAGGAATCTCTTACATACTTCCTCGAAGGTATTGATGACTACAACTCGTATCAAGACGCCGAACGTGCAGGTCGATCAGTCATGGCAGGAATCACCAAGGTTTGCACTGAGAAGTTTGGCATTACAAAACACGATAGTTTCTATGCTGATGCAGCAGTAATTTCTGTTCTGGTATATGGGATGTTCTTGCGTCAACGTGGGATTGATACGCCTGAAACGTATCTACTAACTGATATTCGTAATGCACTTGATACAAAATTAAATGATGGGAATGATGAAACGTGATTGTTGTAGATTATAACCAGACTGCAATCAGCAGTCTGATGGCAAATTTGGCGGGTCGTCGTGACGTTGAGGTAAACATCCCTCTCGTTCGTCACATGATTATCAATGCGCTTCGGTCATATCGTAAGAAGTTTGGTCCTGAGTTTGGCGATATGGTTATCGCCTGTGACAATCGTCACTACTGGCGTCGTCAGTATTTCCCGAACTACAAGGCAAACCGTAAGAAGTCGCGTGATGAAAGTGGATTCGACTGGAACTCTATCTTCGAGGCGCTACACCTTGTTCGCTCCGAACTCACAGAGCATTTCCCTTATCCTGTAATCGACGTTGATGGTGCTGAGGCAGATGATGTTATCGCAGTGCTCGCCGAGTATAGTCAGACTATGAACACTGATGGTCTCATGCCTAGTGCTGAACCTTTCCTTATTCTTTCTGGTGACCATGACTTCCAGCAACTGCAGAAGTGGAACAATGTTAAACAGTATGCTCCTGTTCAAAAGAAGTTCTGTAAGTTGAAGGAATCACCTGAAGCAGTGCTCATGGAACATATTATCATGGGCGATAAGGGTGACGGTGTTCCGAATATCCTTTCCTGTGATGACACTTTCATCAATGGTGACCGTCAGCGTCCTATTCGTAAAGATAAACTCGCTGAATGGAAAACTCAGAAACCAGAAGAGTTTATCAACAGTGATGAAATGTGGCGCAACTACCAGCGCAACCGCGAACTGGTTGATCTATCAAGAATTCCTGAAGATATTAAGGAAAGTATTATAGATAGTTACGAGATGCAGAAGGGTGGCGACCGTTCTGGTCTATTGAACTACTTTATCGCTAATCGTATGACACAATTGATTGAACTAGTGGATGAATTTTAAATGGCAATAGTACCCAAGAAATTTAGGCAAATCAACGAGGCTCTTGACTGGGCAGTTGAAGCAAAAACAACAGAAGAACTTTCCGCACGTGTTGGTGCAATCTCAGTCGGCAACTCTATTCTTATGCGATTTATTGCATGGGGTGTGGGTTACGAACAAGGTCCATGGAATCTACCAGAAGGTAAGACTCCCTTTAAGGATGAAGGTCTCCCCGAAAATATGGGCGACACCACCATCACACAGGAGTTTCGTCGTCTTCTAACTCTGCTACCAGATGGAAGCGCAAAGAATCTCGGTCAGTGGCGTAGGGAAGAACTCTGGATGCAGATCTGTCAGGGCGTAGTAGCTACTGAGGTAGAACTGCTCGATCTTGTCAAGGACCAGAAACTCCTCGATAAGTATCCTACATTAGCAGATGTGCTAGAATCATTCCTTCCTGGATGGAAGAAACCAGAGGTTAAGAAGCAGTCTCGAGCAAAAAAGTCTTTGTCGGTCTTATAAATAAGATCTTTCCAGCACCTACGAAGAAGGAACATCGATGGGGCAAATTCTTGAGCATAAACATCTGATTATCAGAGCTGAATTGAAGAATCCACCACAATGCGCAGAGGCAATCCAGGACTGGATGAAGACTCTGGTTGATAAAATTGGTATGAAGATACTAATGGGTCCATATGCTGTTTACAGTGACATGGAAGGCAATCGTGGTTTGACTGCAGTTACTATTATCGAAACATCGCATATTGCTATGCATGTTTGGGATGAGGTTTCTCCTGCTCTCATGCAACTGGATGTGTATACGTGCTCGGCGCTAAATACGAAGGATGTCTTCGAGGCGCTACAGGAATTTGATCCAGACCATGTAGAGTTTAAATACATTGATCGGGAACATGATTTGACGTTGATTGATAAAGGCATTGTAAATGAGGTTTTACCTCTTTCAACATAAAACGGAACTGTGGATCGTAAAAGATCCAACAATCGTCCCAAAACCTCGCGAACTGATTCTACAGACAACCAACATTGAGTTGATTCGCGAAACTGCTTCTAAGCAACAAAAGATCTCTAAAGTCGTTGACAAGGTAACTCGCCGACGAAATAGATTGCACACTCCAGAAGGCAGAGAGAAAATTGCCGAGGCAAAGAAGGGTAGTAAAAACCCAAATGCCAATGGATTGTCAGACGAGCATCGAGCAAAGATTAGCAGGACGATGAAGGGAACTCGTCGGGGAGAGAATAATCCGATGTATAATCGGAGGCACTCCTACGAGACTCGTCGCAAGATGAGTCTTATGCAAAGTATGCGGGTGCGAAGGTGGTGTGTTGAACCTAGTGGTAAGACGCATCTGGTCGACCCAAGATCGTTCAGTCTACCGAGTGGATGGTTATGGGGAAGAAATTACGACCCATACAAATAGTTTGAAGAAAAGTGTTGACTATTTTATAAATCTATAGTATATTGGTTTTGTTATTGAGGTTCTTGCCCCGTGGTGTAATTGGCAACACGTCTGATTTTGATTCAGAAGAGTTCAGGTTCGAGACCTGACGGGGCATCCATTTTGTAGGAGAATATTATGAGTGACATTATTGCAGTTGATAAGTATCGCCTCTTCATCGAGCGCATCGAAAATATCGAAGCGGATCTTGATGCTAGGAAGGCAGATCGTAAGGAAGTCTATTCTGAGTTGAAAGGCGAAGGTTACGATGCTAAAGCGACTCGCCAGATTATTCGTCTCCGTAAAAAGGAAGCGCATATTCGGCAAGAAGAAGATATGATTCTAGAGACATATCGTACCGCGATTGGTCTCTAACGTTTAGGAGAGGTGGCAGAGTGGTCGATTGCTCTAGTCTTGAAAACTAGCGTACTGCAAGGTACCGTGGGTTCGAATCCCACCCTCTCCGCCAGTTGGCCCCTTCGTCTAGCGGTCTAGGACATCGCCCTTTCACGGCGAAGATCACGGGTTCGAATCCCGTAGGGGTCACCAAAAAATAATTTGATAAAATGCAAAATAGGGGCTTGACTTTTTCTTAAATCTGGGGTATACTGTGTGTATAGTTTGAAAGGAAATTGTTATGGAAGTTTTTGCATTACTAGGTGAGTTCGATATGGCAGGTTCTGTGCTCCTTGGCGTGTATGCGTCGGAAGATGAAGCACGGAATGCCCATGGTGTGTATACTCGTGACGGTGATCGGTTCATCGATTATTATTACATCGTGCGTCAAGTAGTTGGCGCTCATGTGAATCCGGATTTCGAGCATCGAATCTACATCTAGACGAGTAGCTCAATGGTTAGAGCCGACCGCTCATAACGGTTTGGTTGGGGGTTCGAGTCCCTCCTCGTCTACCAGTTTATGGACCCTTAGCTCAGTCGGTAGAGCATCGGACTCTTAATCCGCAGGTCGTTGGTTCGAATCCAACAGGGTCTACCAGTTTCGGACACTTAGCTCAGTAGGTAGAGCAACGGGCTTTTAACCTGTAGGTCCTGGGTTCAAGCCCCAGAGTGTCCACCAGTTAGGGTTGCTACTTAATAAGCACGCGAGAGATCACGGTTAGTCTCTCAAACTCTATTAACGAAGGAAGTAATAATATGAATATCAAGACTTTTATGGCAGCAGCAGTTGTAGCACTTACAGCAGCATGTGCTCCCAGCGCAGAAACGCCATCAGTTGCAGAAGCTGCTGGTCCTGCAGCAGATGAAGCACTTGCTACAGCAAATGCAACAGAAGAAGCAGCAGAAAAACCTCTAGATGCGGCAGTAACTCCGCAGGCAGATTCGAAGTAGAGTTAATGCGTCTATAGCTCAGTTGGTAGAGCACACGGCTGATAACCGTGAGGTCGTAGGGTCGGAGCCTACTAGACGCACCAATGCCAGCAGGATAAGTGTCCGACCGACTCTCATAAGGTTGGTTTGGTAGGAGCGTTACCTACTGCTGGTACCAAGCGCCGATGGCAGAGTGGTCAAATGCAAAGGACTGCAAATCCTTCCAGTCGTCGGTTCGAATCCGACTCGGCGCTCCAGGTTTGGAACATGGGCAGGACGGTAATGCAGCGCACTGCTAATGCGTACTACCTGTAAAGGGTAGACAGGGTTCGACTCCCTGATGTTCCGCCATGGTGGTTGTAGCTCAGTTGGTTAGAGCGTCGGCTTGTGATGCCGAATGTCGCGGGTTCGAGTCCCGTCTTCCACCCCATGGGGTCGTAGTCCAAAGGCAGAGACAAGGGACTTAAAATCCCTCCAGTGTGGGTTCGAGTCCCACCGACCCTACCAAATTATTTTGGTAAAAATGAAAATAAGTGTTGACTTTCTACAAAAATTGTAGTAGAATGTATAAATAAAGTTCCTGCTCTTTGACATTGTTATAATAAAATAAGTCTTTCGAGACTTATTTAATGAGCACATTATTGTGAGTCCCGCTTAAGATGCGTGTCAATAGGCATATAGTGTGTTCTTTAAATAAGTTTTGCCCTTATAGCTCAGTTGGTAGAGCAGTTGATTTGTAATCATCAGGTCGTGCGTTCGAATCGTACTGGGGGCACCATTCTTATTCCCTAATGGCGCAGCGGTAGCGCAGTTGACTGTTAATCAATTGGTCGGTGGTTCGAATCCATCTTAGGGAGCCAGTTTATCGCGGAGTAGAGGAGTCTGGTCGTCCTCGCTGGTCTCATAAGCCGGAAATCGTTGGTTCAAATCCAACCTCTGCAACCAAATATCGCTGGCGACGGTCGGCGTAAGAAGTGTGACTGAATAATCCCCTCGTCAGTGGGGATAATGTAGACTCGGGGAGTGGTACTCCTCTTAACCAGTAACGAGTCGTTGACCGAGATTACAGATAGTAATTGACTGGGTCATGGAGGTACAACTGAATCCTCCCACTTCGCTTTATAGATTCGGGGAATTAGCTCATTCGGTAGAGCGTCTGCCTTGCACGCAGAAGGTGAACGGTTCGATCCCGTTATTCTCCACCAATATAGACCACCTATGCTGAACCTCGAGAAGTTGTGCGGAAATAATTTGCAATATATTTCTTCACATGGGAAGATTGCAACGTCGCGAAGTAAGCAATCAAGGCACACTTAGGTGGTCACTCTTTTATGCGCCTATGGTGGAATTGGTAGACACGCTGGTTTTAGGTACCAGTGCGAAAGCGTGGGGGTTCGAGTCCCTCTAGGCGTACCATTATATGCTCCTGTAGCTCAGTTGGTAGAGCAGTGGTTTGAAGAACCACGTGTCAGCGGTTCGAATCCGTTCGGGAGCACCATTTTTGGATAGGTGGGTGAGTGGTTAATACCAGCAGACTGTAAATCTGCCGCAGTAATGCTACGTTGGTTCGAATCCAACCCTGTCCACCAGTTTAGGCTCGTTAGATCAGTTGGTTAGATCGCTAGCCTGTCACGCTAGAGGCCACGGGTTCAAGTCCCGTACGAGTCGCCAATATAAATAAGTTTAATGCGGGTGTAACTCAGTGGTAGAGTGTCAGCCTTCCAAGCTGTTCGTCGTCGGTTCGATCCCGATCTCCCGCTCCATTTTTGCCCAAGTATCCCTCTCCGCTACGAACGGAGCCAAAGGTAACTGGAAGTAAGATGTAGGTTCGAATCCTATCTTGGGTACCATATACGACGTACTGTTTTTCTGGGCAGTACGGGGTCAGGCGTCACAGTGCGACTTGACTTTCGGGGATTAGCGCAGTCTGGTAGCGCACCTGCTTTGGGAGCAGGGGGTCGTAGGTTCGAATCCTACATTCCCGACCATTTTATAAGTATTACGGGGGTGAGGGAAAACGGTAATCCACGGGTCTCCAAAACCTTGAGAAGTAGGTTCAATTCCTACCACCCGCCGCCAATTTTCAATAGGTGACCTATGTATGATGAAGCAAGACAAGCAATTCTAAATTCAAGCGAGACGTCATCTGTTTATGTAGGTGCGGACTCCATTCGATTCAAACGCAACGGTCTTTGGTTTGCTAAGTATTCCACTGTTATTATTCTCCACAAGGATTCTAAGCATGGTGGTAATTTATTCTCTAGAAACGTAGAGATGCGCGACTTTGGCAATCTACGTCAACGTCTAATTACTGAAGCAGGATTTGCTATTGAAGCAGCAACTGCAATTTTAGACGTAGTTGGTCAAAGAAAATTGGAAATACACCTTGACTTAAATCCAAATCCAAGGTATAAGAGTAATATCGCAGTGAAAGAAGCACTGGGATACGTTAAGGGTTCGACTGGTATTGATGCCAAGGTCAAACCTGATTCGTTCGCTGCCACCCATGCAGCGGACCACGTTGTGCGGGGTTAGCTCAGTTGGTAGAGCGTCTGCTTTACACGCAGAATGTCGGCGGTTCGAGCCCGTCACTCCGTACCATTTTGGTATTAATTAGAGAGCGATAACAATGCCCTTATATACAGTTTTAGATGCAGAGACACGTGAACCTCAGGATGATTTCTGGGGTTCATTTGACGCATTACAAGAGTTTCTAGAGAAAAATCCACACCTTATCCAAGGTATAACTGCACCGAATATTATCGGTGGTGTAGGTGATGGCGTCAAACCACCAGACCACTTCAAGGAAGTGATGTCGAAAATTGCAGACGCGAATCCCAACAGTCCCCTTGCCAAAGACTATGGTAAAAAAGACCATAAGACTGTCAAGACGCAAGAGGCAGTTGCCAAGGCGAAGAAGAAAGCAGGAGGTTCATTGATCGGATGAACATATTGGTTGCACTCCTTACTTCAAGGGATGTTGAAAAATTAAAACGTTGTATCGAGAGTGTTCTACCTCAAACCAGTGATGTGGTTGTGGTATGTAACACTCTCGATTTTTCATTTGTAGAGCAAGCGAGATCTGTTGCAGAGGAATACAATGTAGAGTTTCTGGTAACTGAATCTAACGGGACACCTGCGAGGGGAAAGAATTCTGTTCTAGAGATTTTCCGATCTCGCCCGCATGACTATTATATGCAAGTCGATGCTGATGATTATCTCGCTCCTGATGCATTGAGCAAACTCGCTACGATCGTGGACGATAATCCCGATGTTGATGTGGTTGGTTTGATTGATGGAGTTATGACATATAATGGAAATAATACCACTGGTAATGCATTCTTCAACAGCGCTGATATCTACAAGTTCGCGAACGTAAAAGGTTCGCATGGATTACGCCTAATCGAACTTGGTAAATTTTTGGCGGCAAATCTTCTGCAAAATAGAATGTTACTGTATTCTAACAAAGTTGTCAATTCCTTCAATTTCGACGAGACATTTCTCGGTTCAGAGGATGTCGTAGCATCATATAAATTATACTATAATCCAGACATAAACTATGTTCTTACTGATGAGCATCTATATGTCTATGACTTGGAAGATAGTGGAAACTTCTATGCCTTCCTAAGTAATCCAATTGAAATTAAGAAAGTGCTTCGCGAATTGAAGGTTATTGTAAATGAGTCTAGAATACAAAATTGACTATCTTCGTGCATACAAAGCATTTAAGAAACTTCGTAGAAATCCTGCGAATACAATTTTCATTTTCGAGATCCTTCATGCATTAAATCCTCCATCATTACGCTGGAGTCTCGATCAGTTAATGAAGACTGAATCGGGTGGTGAGATAGCATACTCCTCTGAAGAAATTTCCGAGTATTTCCCGACACTTTCCGAGAGACCAGAAGGGTCTGTTGGTAGAGAATGCCACAAACTATTTCCAAACCAAGAAATCCTGCTGAAACTCAGCAGGAGAAAATCAAACAACAGTAAATGGATCGAAGCGAAACATCCGTATAATTGGATGGCACGCAGATATCGCGACACACATGACACTTGGCATACATTGACAGGATATCCTGCAAATGATACAGGCGAAATTTGCCTTGCTGCATTTTCGTTTGCACAAACAAAATCAATTGGTTGGATCGCGATATGTCTGCTTGGTTTGTTGAAGTATGGTCTTACATACAAAAATCTGTCGATGGTCCAACATGCATATCTACGAGGGAAGAATGCTAAGTTCTTACTTGCAGAAAATTATGATGACCTGTTTAATGAAGATTTAGAAGAAGCACGAATTCGTCTTAATATTATATCATGAATCTTTTACAGAACTTACGGGACATAAAGATCCAACACGTCCAACTTGACTTGTTTGGGTTCTGTAATGCTGCATGCTGGTATTGTCCAGTAAAATATATCCCACAGCCTGAGCGAACAAGGGTGCACATGCCTCTAGATCTAGTAGAAAAGATTCTTGCCGATTTGGCATCGCATCGTAACGACGAGAGTGGAGTTGTATCTCTCTCAATGAGAAACATCTACACTGCACACTACGGTGAGGTGTTATTGTATAGGTATCTCGAAGAATTTCTGGAGTTACTTCGCAAGTATAACTTCACCACTACCATTTTCAGCAATGGGATTAATCTTACTCCCAAAAAGATAGACATGATCAAGTCTAATAAGGATGTTATCTCTGAGATTATACTGAACATCCCATCATTCGAACCAGAAACTTGGGCAAGTCGTTCTGGGTTGCATGTCAATCAATACGATAGATTGATAGCAAATTTAGAATATGCAGATACAGAACTGGCAGACTTTGATAATTTGATCATACTGATTAATGGGGTCGACGATAAGGTCTGGGATAATGACATTCACAGAGGCGAGGAATTAAATAACCTGCAAATTGATATGCATCCAGTAAAGGGAGAACGTTTCCAGGCGTACAAATTTGCCAAGAGAAAGTTTAAGAACTTCATCCCATACAAGGAATACGTGCTGCATGATAGAGCAGGATTGTTGTCGTCTTTAATTTCAAACCAACCTTCGATCGAAGAGAGATTAAAAACTGGCACTGTCATAGGTTGTCGGGGATTTGAAGATGTTAAGACGGATAGAACTACTGAATGGATTCATATAAATTCTTTGGGAGAAACTTTTCTTTGCTGCAATGATTACAACATGGAGTATGTTTTCGGAGACCTTTCGAAATCTTCTCTGAGTGATATATGGGTGTCCGAAACACATGCTGAGGTAATCGTTCGCGCCAGAGATGAGATTTGTAGAAAATGTCATTATGCGGAGATTGGGTAATGTTTGAACAGATAGACAGCACATATCCCATTGATCAGTTGTTGCCATTCTGTAACCATGCAATAGATGATACAAGACCTGGAGCAACAAACATGAGTCCCGTTAATTGGGAGAATACTCGATCTTCGTTTCTACATGCGTTGTATGTTCAAAAGAGATATGATGGACTTGGAAATGGATATATTCTCTACCGAAGAGATGGTAAAATACTTTGTGGAGGTGGATATCATGAATCGAACATAGATTCTCACATGACACATTTGAGTTCGCGTAGTTATACTATTCCAGGAATGCAACTCGCAAGAGCACACGGTGACATTCATACGATAGCAATAGATCGTAGCATCGAAGCAGGAAGGTATGGAGCAATCAATACTGCCAATGAATTTAACAAGAGATTACTTAGATATCTGGCAATAAACGATCCTGTGAATTATCCTAAGTATTACTACGAGGACGGGAAGCATTTTGGAAAACCAAACTTCAGAATACACCCATATACATTACCCGACAATGGACCGTTTAAAATTAACTATACAAAACAATGGATGTTGTATATGATTTGGAATGAACACTATAAAGAACAGTTTAAGAAAATTCTAGAAGATGCGAGGTGGATTGATGCTTGATGGCATTATCTTTGGTGGTATGATCAATATAGATGAAACTCCTTCAACGGACAGTAAGGGTTTTCGTCGGCAGGATGCAACAATCAGTTATAGTTCCGTTCGCCGAAGCGCAGGAGCGCACAGAATTGCATCATTCTTGCGTCAAAATGGTCTCTCTGTCGAGGTTGTTGATTTTGCTCCTTCTTGGACATTTCGCGAATTTCAACAGTTGATACGTTCACGAATGTCACCGTCGTTCAAATTTGTTGGATTGGGTGCATTGTTTAGAATGAACACAGAGACATTATATCGCTGTTTTACATGGTTGAAGCAAACTTATCCAGACGTTACTATCATTACTGGATCAACGCAGTTTCATAACATACATTTAATTCCTGCTGACTACATGGTAACAGGATATGGTGAACATGCCATGCTTGAGATTTTGAAAGGCACTGCTAAGTGGACAGAAGAAGTCATTAACAAGGAGGGGGACAAGAGAAAAGTTGTCGATGCTATTGCACACTATCCTGCATTTCCTATGCGTAATTTATCTGTTGATTATGAAAACCGTGATTTCATGCAACCATTTGAGCATACAACCATAGAAACATCCAGAGGGTGTCGGTTCAAATGTTCATTCTGCACGTATCCTGTACTGGGAGTAAAGGATGATCATACTCGTGATGCAGAAGATTTTAGCGACAATCTTATACGAAATTATGACAACTGGGGGTTATACAGATATTCTATTGCAGATGAAACTTTCAATGATTATACCAATAAGATAATCAAATATGCAGATAAAGTTGAAAAGTTTTCCTTCAAACCATTGTTTGGCGGTTATATTCGTGCCGATCTGTTACACACTCGTCCAGGCGACATAGAGCATTTAGCTCGCATGCAGTTTAACGGACAATTTTATGGTATAGAATCATTTAATCGCCCAAGTGCTGCTGCAATCGGTAAGGGTATGGACAGCGATAAAATTAAACAAGTACTTCTAGATACCAAAGCATACTTTCTAAAGCATAATGGGTATTACAGAGGTTCAATCAGTCTCATCGCAGGACTACCGTATGACACAGAAGAGACAATGGGTGAGACTCTAAAATGGTGCGAAGAACACTGGAAAACCAACAACGTACTTATACATCCATTGGTTATTCCTAGTAATACGTTAGAGAATACCAGTCCTAGCGTATTGTCAACGCAGTACGAAAAACAGGGATATAAATTAATAGACATCAAGGGGCATCAATTGTCAGAGGATGATCCTGAATTACTACCTATATTCCAGAGTAATCAGATTGAACCCGAGATGAAAAATCAGGTAAGATTGTTTATGCGACACATGGATGAATCAGTCCTATTTAATAGATGGCAAAGTAATACAGGGTTGACAGAAAGGGACGTTGTGCTATGGGTCATCAAAAATTTCTGGGCGAATGATTCTTATTTAGATTACGGAGTCGACCATTGGAGAATGGATGATTGGTATGTAGATGGAAAAACTGATGAGGATATGATGAAATCGTTTCGACAACTTGGCGGTATTCGTCCCTCGGAGTATACGAAAGTTGCATTCATTGAAGATTATAAAAAGAAAAAGTTAGATTATGTTGAAACATAAGGAAAAAATGTAATGCTAAAGTTGACAAATTCCAGCAATTGCGGGGAGAAACCGCATGATTGATACTTCTTTTTTCTCAGTATTTACTTGTGGACCGACGGAGGATAGACGTTCTTTCGTTTTACCTTTACCCGAAAACCGACACCTTGCGATTATGTTGAGTAGCGGGGCAGACAGTTCTATTTTATTGTATATGATTTGTTCAGAATTGATCAAGAAGGGTCGTAGTGTCGATGAAATAAAGTATATCTTTACGGTGCCCAAGACAGATGGTGCAGAGGTGCACTCGCCTGGAATAGTCGCTGCCATAAATGAGATGCTGGATATAAACTTACCTGCGCCTACTATTTTTGGTGCAGAAAACGTCCAAGAACTACACCACTCACAACAAATTCAACAAAGCGTTCGTGCAGTATTCGACGAATATGCAGCGGGTGGGAAACTGTTTGTTTATCTAGCGGACAATAGAGAAACGTCCGAGTTGATCCTTACTCCAGAAGAAAAACCGTATAGAGTAGATACAAATCCATTTCCGGAATATCTGGGCATGCCGTTCAATGAATTGATGAAATCGCATACAATTGATTTACATTTTATGCATGGTACCGAAAGATTGCTTGAGATATCTCATACTTGCACGCAGCAAACATATGGCAGATGCGGCAGGTGCTACCATTGTAGGGAAAGACAGTGGGCGTTTGATCAACTCGGCAAAATAGATCCAGGAACTAATTAAATGAACCCACTAACTGAATTCGTAATCTCATATGGAGATATAATAGAACTGGGATTTCCAAATATTCCCGTAAACAAGTATAGAGATCTTATTCTCGGGCATCCAGAATGGAAGCAATACAACACATATAAACAGGGGTACAATCGTTACGGATTATCGATGACCAGTTTAGATGGCGGATACTCAGGTGTTCCGGATCTTGAAAGTTTGGGAGAATATTATAACGAAACTGGTATAATACATCGTGATTCTGATTTTAAAACTCGCACACCTTTGTCATGCGAGATACCTGAAGTAAATGAACTGTTAAATTTTTTCGGAGAAGACTTGGGTCGGTCACATTTCCTGCGGTTAGACAAGGGTGGTTTTTTCCCGCCACACAGAGACCACAATTTCGGTCTGCCTAATGACATGTTTAGAATCGTCGTACCATTCTACAATTTTCACTCGTCAAGCATGTCTTGGATTTTTGATGGTAAGGTTGTGCAACTGAGAGAAGGGACCACGTATTTTATGAATACCACCAAAGCACATTCTTTGTTCTCATATGTCGATGACTGCACCATGTTGGTGTTGAATGTTAAGGCTTCTTCTGACTATGAGACTATGAAAGAATTTATCAAAAAGATGAGAGTATATTAGCATGTACCCTTATTATAAACCACTCGGGTTGGCACTAGACAGCACTGATTGGAGATTTATGAATTTTCTGTCACACAACTATCAGTCGCAGGCATATCATTACGTAGTCCAGGGTCATACGATTGAACAATACTCTCAATATTTTCTCCGAGATGCAACTGAAGACTACAGAGAACACCAACTCTTCAAGAAGATTAGTGACCTATTTGTCCCAGAATCTCCGTATAGTGATCCGAATCACGTATACCAGTGGAGTCAGGTATCCTTTGTAGAGGGCAAACTCCCGCAACACACTGACACTAGAACTGCAGTAATATCCATACCTCTTGTAACGTTTCATGCTCCTATCGTCTGGTATGAGAATGACGTCGAGGTCTGCAACTATGATTATTCCAGCGAAGCGACACTGATCAACACCTCCATCGTGCATGGGTTGCCAGATAACAAAGCACAAAGGATATTCTTCCAAGTAGGAGGAATGCGAGAATCTTACGATGATTGCCTCGCCCAATTTAAAATTTAAATCAAAAAAAAGCAATTATTTTCATTTAGGGGCTTGACTTTTACCACGTTTTGGGGTAGAATGGTAACAATAAGAAAAGGAATTGAAAATGATTAAGGTTTACCAAATTCAACTGACTGATGCTGAAATCACTGCTGTTAACAACGGCGAAACTAGCGACCGCATCCAGGCATACTTCACCCGTTCGTTTGCCGTCCCCTTCAAGGCAGAGAACTTCCAGTATTATACCCACGTTGCTAACGTTGATACCGCTGACATGGAAGAAGCATTCGCTGCCATGAATCTTTGGGAAGGTGCTACGGTTGAGAAACTCGGTCCCTGCTCCTCGATGTCAGTAGGCGACATCCTCGAGGTAGACGGAAAACTGTTCCGTTGTGCTACGTTTGGTTTTGATGAAATTAAAGCTTGACTTTATCTCCGTTTTAGGGTAGAATGAGTTATAGTTTGAAAAGGAATTTGTTATGAAATATATTTTGCTCCTCGCTGGTTTTCTCCTCGTTGCTGGTACGATCGGCGCTGAAGATTTCTACGTCGAATGTCGCGCTGCTGCTGACTGTGTTGCGGGGGATCCCCCAAGCGCAGTTGCTTTCGGCGTCCAGATGATTGTTGGTTTTCTGATGATGCTTGTTGGTGGCGTGATGGTTTTGAAGGATGATGAATTCGCATGAGTGAAGTTGTAAAAAAGAACGTGTTCCTTGAAACCGTGAAATGGGCAGGAACTGCATGTGTCGTCGTCGCTGCGACCTGTCGCGCATTTGATTATCACACAGTAGATCTTCTGGTCTCTATCGCTGGTGCTGGTCTCTGGGGTTATGCTGGGTTCGCTATGAAGGATAAAGCGTTGATTGCAGTAAATGCTTTCGTCGTTGGTATTTTGCTTGTGGGAGTTATAGTATGAGTTATTGGTTGATTGTATTCCTTTTTACCACTGAGGGTGAGTTCGTAGCAAAGGATGTCTACGAGTCTGCAAACAAAGAGCAATGCGTTGCTTTTGCTGGTGATGTCACTCGCACCATTATCAATAGTCAACTACAGGCACAGTTCTATTGCGTAAGCGATGACCACTATATGGGTCGTAAGCAGGACGAAGATGTTCCCTACGATTTCGTCGGGGAAGATGATAGTGAGTAAATGGTCACAACGATTTCTTGACCTCGCCGAGCACGTCGCTGAGTGGTCACACGACCCTCGCACGAAAGTAGGCGCAGTCATCGTAGATGATAAGAAGCGTGTCGTCTCTATGGGATACAATGGTTTCCCTCGAGGAGTTAAAGATGATGTCAAGCGTTATGAAGATCGCCCAACTAAACATCTGTTTGTTTGTCACGCTGAACGCAATGCTCTTGACAATGCACCACATAGCGTAGAAGGTTGCACGATGTATGTGCCTCTCCTTCCTTGTAACGAGTGTGCTAAGTCGATTATCCAAAATGGTATTTCGAAGGTAGTCAGTTACAAACCAAATCGCGAAGGCGAAGGATTCAATTGGGATGTCACTCGTGAGATGTTCCAAGAGGCAGGTGTGATGCTTTTCGAGACAGAACGAGAGATTAATGTAAACGCTGGGCAACCATGGTTGCGCACATATGATGGAAAGTTGGACTAATGCCAAAATATCTTGTAGAAACAGTTAGCGTATTCCGTATGCGATATGTCGTTGAGGCAAACAGTGCATCCGATGCTAAGGATGAGGTAACGATGTGCGTAGGCGATGACTTCAAAGAGTTCTCACAACTCCATCTCGACGAGATGATTTCATCCACTCGTGAGATTACTAGCGCAGAATATCTTCGTATGTTTGACGAGGATAATGTCTATCTTAAAGACTGGGATGAAGACCAGAAACTTGATTTCGTGAATGTGATTAATTATGGACAGTGATAATATTCTTTTTATTTTGGTAATTCTATTGATTTCTGTCACCATATATGGTATAGTGTCTAATAAGGTTACTGCTGAAGAGCGTGACGAAATGCTAAATGATAAGGAAATGTTCCCATGAATGTTGCAGGTGTTAGTCCATATCGACGTCCCGTTGCTCTTGCTGGTATCAACTTCAGTAATGAACACCATCTAGTTGGATTCGCTTGGCCTTATACCAACTGCAAGGGTAAGACTTACCATACCACTATGACTCCGAGTGGATGGGTTTGTGATTGCACGGGGTTCAATTTCCATAATAAGTGTAAGCACATTACTATGGTCCATAAGAAAGTTTCATCATGATTGTTCAGAATGCAGTATTATGTTTGAGTTGCGGGGATAAGATCGTCTCCAAGCATCGCCACGATTTTGTTACATGCACGTGTGGTGCTGTTTCAGTAGATGGTGGGCAGGAGTATCTGCGTCGCGTAGGTGATTTTGGTAATGCGATGGATATCTCGTGGTCTTTACCCGACGACGTCTACAAAGAATGCGCAGAGGCAGCGCAGAATGCTATGGACACTGGGCGCAACAAGTTCGGTATTGCCAATGCAGTCATGCGCACTCTGCGCGAACGTGAACACATCGTAGCAGAAGGCGAGCAACGTATAATGGCACAAAATCTTGGCGAGATTATGGTAGTCGAAGCAGATGGGTCTCTCAATCGTTATAAGAAGGTAAATGAAGATGAGTAAGTATACTGTAGAACTTGATATAGAGCAGGTCGACCGCATTGTCGCAGACGAACTGATTCGTTGTCGCCAGTCATGGGTTAATGATCTTATGATTGGTGGTAGTGGTGTGTTTAACTGGGATGATCAGGAGGCAGAAAACGTCGAACTTCAGAAGCATATCGATGCAGTTGATGTTATACTGTCATGGTATTGCACTGACAAGCAACTAGAAGATTACGGTTTGTCCCGCATTAGCACTATATTTCCAGGAATTGATGGCAATGACCAAGGATGATTTAAAGGACAAGGCAATTGAAGCGATTCCCTATGTTGCAGTGTTTGGTGTTGCCGCACTAGCAGTTTATGGCATCACCAAGATCGCACAATCACTCGATGGTATGGATATTCCACTTGACTGGGGACAAGATCCGTATCTAACTGAACTTTCGAAGAATTCTCGTGAAGATTAACATTGGTCCATATCCACGTTGGTTCGGTCCATACCAGATTGCAGAAAAGATTCTGTTCTGGAAAGACAAGGACGATGATGCAGTTTTTGCATTCGGAGAATGGTTGGATAAGCATACACCAATTACCGAAATATCCGCATATTTTTTCAATAAGAGGAAAGTCGAGATTCGTATCGACCCATATGACACATGGAGTATGGACGATACTCTTGCTATGATTATTCTTCCTATGTTAAAGCAACTCAAGGCAACCAAGCATGGTTCACCTGCCGTGGCAGATGAAGATGTTCCAGAAGAACTTCGCTTTGCTGCCTCCGAAGATCCAGGACATGAGTTTGAAACTGACAGCAACTGGCACAAGCGTTGGGACTGGGTCATGGATGAAATGATATGGACATTCGAACAGATGGTGGAAGATGGTAACGATGATATTTACTTCAAAAATGGTGTCCTCAATGTTGAGGGATGGAAGGCACATAACAAGCGTATTGACAATGGCACCCGTCTGTTTGGTGTCTACTTTAGAGGACTATGGGACTAATGGTTAAAGAAGCAAAAGGTGGAACATTCGCACCAACAGATTATCCAGTAATTAAGCGTGCATTGCACTCGTATCTTATCGAGTGCATGCGAACAGAAGGTGTCAGCGAACGAGACCCGCATCCAGATGTGGCAATTATCTCTAACCTGATTCACAGATTGGGTCGTATTGACGGGTAATAAATAGATGCATGAACGAAGAAAACATACCATCTCGTCAGCATCGACGTTTAACTGTCTCTGAGAAGAGAGAGAAAATACATGTTATGATAGAGGAAATTGACGATTTTATCTGTGAATCTATCCAGTATTGCGATGATCCACAGGATCTAATTGCTATCGGTTCATTCCTCCAAGTTATCTCCAAAAATATTTTGACCTCTGCCTTGGGAGATAAACAAAAATGGGCAGCATCTATTACACAATACGCACTGGACACCCTGGAACACGATGTGAATGATCGCATTCCTAAAGGAGAGATTCCAGTAGAAGCATTCAAGGGAATATATTACTGATGGCATTTGAGAGAATTGGTCCTGCCTTTATCTGGCGTGGTTATATGAAGCAAGAGGCAGAAGAGTTTATTAAAGAGCAACTCGAGAAACCTCTCGCCCCAAGTCAAACCACTGGTGGATATAATTCTGGAGTCAACGATGCACGCACCTCTGAGCAGTGCATGATTAATCCTACAAATCCATATTGTCTTAAAGTTAAACAAGCAGTTGCACAACTCAACGAAGAGATGTGGAACATCAATATTTTCGAGCATTGTAGTGAGAACAACTTCATTCGTTACAATGCTGGTGGTAAATTTAAGATGCACCACGACATTATCTACCCGACAAATTATGCCAACCACGTTTCTCGACCAGTTAGAAAAATCAGCGCAATCGTGCTGCTCTCTGATCGTGGTTCCTTCGAAGGTGGTAAATTTGCATTGACAGTGGACGAGAAACGAGCATCATTCGATTTTGATCAGGGGGATCTATTAGTATTTCCCTCATATATTAGACACCAAGTGGATGAACTAACGTCGGGTATTCGTTACTCCACCGTCCACTGGTCATATGGAGGATTCTGATGGCGTTTGAAATTCCCAAAGAAGCATTCGAATCAGAGTTTCCCAACTGGAAGCACCAATGGGGTGGTGGCATCTATAATGGTATCTTCACGCAACAGAACAAGAACTTCTACGCTGCATTTGATAAACTATTTGCACAAGAGAACATCACTCGCGTCCTAGAGATTGGTACTGCAAAGGGTGGACTCACACTTGCACTTACAGACATCATTTTTACCAACGGTGCAGAGGTCCGTGATACCCCAATCATCACATATGACATTAGAGAAACTCAACATGCAGATCGACTGCGCAACAGAGGTGTCGATGTTCGAGTAATGGATGCATTCGAGGATCTGGATCGCATCTTTGACTACATTCAGAGTGATGGACAGACTCTCGTGCTATGCGATGGCGGTAATAAACCTGCTGAGTTTAATCTGTTTTCTCGTATTCTGAAGACAGACGATATTATCATGGCACACGACTACGTGATTGACAACGAATACTACGATGCATATGTCAAGGACAATGTATGGCGCTGGTGCGAGATTAAGTATAAAGATATCTCTATCGCAGTCGATAAGTATGGACTCTCCTCTCATATGACAGACGAGTTCCAAGAAGCAGCATGGGCATGCTTCAAAAAAACTTCACAAAATTACTCAAAAATGGCTTGACAATTCTCCTGAAATGAAGTATACTGTGTGTATACGATAAGGAGATTGTTATGGCGAATAATGTTACTACTAGAATTGCTTTCGTTTGCAACGAACAGGCAATGGATCTTGTCAATCAGTGGTTTGCCAAGATAGATACTGATCCGCACGCATCAGTAACCTCATTGTTCGATGTCGCCAAGGAAGACATCACTTGGGACTGGATGCTGGAAAACATCGGATCTAAGTATTGCTATGTTGACACGGTATGGGACAATTGCGTGCGTGTAGTTAGCGCATGGGACTGGCCGCAACATTTTGTTCAGTGGATGGCAGACCAGATTATCGCAATCGATCCTGATGCAAGACTCGAGATCGAATACGAGGATGAGTGTCCGAACTTCATTGGATACCACATTTTCACTGCTCTCGGAGACACTGGTTCATCCTTAGACTCTGACCAAATCGAAGCAATGATTCGACGCGAGGTTCCTGCTCTCGAGGAACTGGAAGAGGACAGCGACGAGTATTACGATATGCTCTGGGAACACTCGAACGATATCTGCGATAACTGGCAGGAGCGTGGTTTAGATATATTGGTCGGTCGATGATGTTTGTTAATCTATCCATGAAGGTTGTGGCAGACGCAGTCCTACTCGCGCTAGGAATTGCTGCTGCACACTTCATTATCGTTGGTACTGCAATTGGACAGACCAACTTCTTTGCGATGCTTCCTATCTGCTTCGTACTTGCTGTTGCCAATCTCATAATTCGTATGGCGGAAATACATAAGAGTCTTATGAATAAGGAATAAATATCTCTTATGACAGTAACGATCCAACTCCCCATCGTATCTAATCTCGACTGTGCAGGTGCAGGAGGAGATTTGTCGCTCGGAAATCTAAACGAGTATTTCCGAGGCGTCTCGCAACTTCCAGGACAGATAAAATCCCAGTTGGCAACAGCAATGAACGCTGCGGAGGATGACATCTCTAACCAGAAGCGTACTATAATCAGAACGAAGGGATACATCAGTTCTGTTGATGCTGCAAACCTGACAACTGCACTCGAGCGTTTGGCACCAGAGCAAGTGCTGGATGTGCTGGACAAAATGATGCAGGTCGAGGAGTTAATCGACCAAATCCAATCATTCCTATCTCCCCGACCATTTTCTGTCCTGCACTCGAAAGAGATGGAGGCAAAGTATCGGGCACGAGAGATCCACAAGAACATCGAGCAATTCTTCAAGAAGAAGGTTGTCGAGATTCTGACTGAGATCATCGGTGTTCTCGGTATACCAACACCCCTCGATATACCACTACCATTTGCTCCAGGCGCTGTAGTTGGTGACATGTTCACGCCATCTGGTAATGCTACCATCAAGGCAGCAATTGCCAGCAACATTACATCAGCAGCATCTATCCTTGGATTGTCGTATCGATTTGATGGTAAACTTGGCGTTAATGTTCCAGAGATGACTGCGGAAGAGGTATGGCAGAAGGCACAAGACTGGTTGAATAAGACTCTCAACGACTGGATTGGTAGTGCTATCAATGCAATCGTCGGTCTGCTAGAGAATATCCCAGTTATTGGTACTGCAATCAAGGCAGTGCTAAGTGGTGTCGATCCAACAATTGCTATCGAGACTGCCATCAAGGCATCTCTTGATTCTATTAAGACATCTGTCGCCAGTCAGATTACCAGCGCAAAGACATTAGCAGAGTCCATTGCTGACGGTAATCTATCCGAGATTGCGAAGGAAGAAGCGCAGCAACAGATCAACGACAAGATATTATCAGCGCAGAGTCTATTGGATGATGGCATCAATACAGTGCTTGGCATCAGTATACCATTTCTCGGTAGCGTCGGTAGTATGATTGGCATAAGCGATATATCGACTGAACTCAAGAAGAACAAGGTGCACTTCGGTAAGGAATATCTGTTCCACCAACTGGAGGATGCCTTCGATTACTACATCGACAAGGCGCGACGCATTTTCCGCGGTAGTTTGATTGCACAGATACATGCTCTCATCGATGCTGCTCCTGGATTTGTCAAGGCAATCCCAATCGTCGGCACTGTATTTAACTGCATCGACAAGATCGTCAAGATTCTGTCTGGGCAGAATCCATTTACTGCGTGTGATGTCATCACACTCATCGCTCCGCAGGTGTTCAATATGAACAGTCTGGTAGATGCACTCATCCCAGCGACAATCAAAAAAGAAACATCTACGTTCGGATTTATTCCAAATATCGCTTGACTTTTCCACCAATTTACGGTAGAATGTGTTTATATTATGAAGGAAATTATTTTGATCGCTACATTCTCTGACGCTGAACGTAAAGAAATCGAGTCCGTGAAGGATATCGCGCAGAAGAAACTGCGCGAACTACTATCCGACCTACCAACCGATACCTATCCATATTTCAAAGAATCTATCTTGACTGGTGGATGTTTCGCGTCTCTATTCCTATATGAAGAAGTCCATGACTGGGACGTCTACCTAAAGGATTTTGTGACTGCTCAGGCTGCCGAGAGGTTCGTAATGAGCGACACTCCGACTCTCAACGAGGTCGCAGGAGTTACTCCTGGATACATAGCAGAGATAAAGGTGAAGGGTAAGTTAGTTACTCCCAATGCAATTACGTTCAAGAATGGACTGCAGGTAATCACCATGACTGGTAAGGAACAACGCGAGACTTTCGACTTTGTGCATTGTATGCCATACTTCGATATGGTAACGCAGCAGTTGTTTATCTCTCGTCAGCAGTACGATGCTATCAAGAGCAAGACGCTGATTAAGAATCCAAAGCATGCAAACCATTTAAGTACAAAGAGAATAGAGAAATTTACTGATAGAGGATGGAGTTTCCAATGAGGTATGAGTTACGTAGATGGACAGATGACAGTCGCAGTGAGTATGTAGTGCGACAAAAATCATCAGACTACACAGCAATCAATCAACAGTTTAATCGAGCATTCTTTGCCTCGTCTGCACCTAATCTGTTGCATATTGTAGATACGGAGGCAGAACATGAGATGCAAGATTAATAGTGACGATTGGGAAGATGTAGGCAAGGTATATTTCGTGCATGCATTGAACAATCGGGTAAACTCTACCGCAGTGACACTTGTTCTGGAGGACGATGGTGGTAATATCCACAAGCGAGTGGTAGCATCACACCAGATTGAATGGGTTGAAGAATAATGGCAATTATTGACAATAACAATAGCAATTTCAGACCAATGGACTGGGACAGTCTTCGTATTCCGTCTAGTGGCATCTCGGGCGGATCAATCACTGCTGCTCCGATCAAATACGATTATAATCTATCTGGAGAACTGCTAGACTATACCATGAAGTATGATCTTGATTGGATTCTCGCATCTGGTATGTCTGAGGGAGATTTGCAAAATTATCTCAAGAAAGAACTTGCTGGTAAGTTGGCAGAGAAGATGATGGAAGATGGACATTTCTCGTTCACCAAACAGATGGACCACGCAGACAACTCTGTTCGTTACAAGGCATACACATGGGTCGGTAACAAAGATTTCATTGAACAACAAAGGAAGAACAAGCGATGACTCAAAGACCTCTGCGTCGGGCATACCAACCACCTGTCCAACTCCCGCCGATTCCCATCATTATGCCCGAGAGGCAGGAATTCCGTGTGGTGGAATATGTCAAGACAGATGACAATGGGATAATGCGTGTTGTAAAGGTTCAACTCGAAATGCAAACACACTACTTCGACCAAGATGGTATGTTCAACCACAGCGACCCATGGGCAGAAGTTGAGCGTGTGCAGATTGACATTACGTGAAGAAAACTATTGACTTCTGCCCAATTATAGGGTAGAATGGTAATTCTAAGATTGAATAGGAAACTAGATTATGCCTGATATTATGATTAACACCAAAACTGCCGAAACGTTTAATGCATTCGATAAGTTGAGACTCGCCGAGACTCGACTCGAGTCGGTCACTCGCTATGCTCCTACGAGCAGCGAAGTCCAACGATTCCAGTCTATCATTGCAGATCTACAGTCCAACATGACCAGTGCTGAACTGGTTGAATATGACACGCAGAAGAATGCAGTTGCCACTGCGGAAGAACTCAAGAAGCAACGTGCTGCTGACATCAAGCGCATGAACGAAAACCGTGACAGTCAGAGCATCTAATGGGACACTATGATGATGATCCATGGGTGAATTACAAGAATCAGTCGCACCATATCCAAGGTAGGTCGGCAGATTATGTCATCCTCGATGAATACACTGAAAATCTAGGTGATGCGCTCAATGCGCACATGGCAGACACATACAAGCAGACTGCATTAGACAAACTGTTCGGAGTAAAATAATGACAGAGAAAGAGTGGAAGAAACTACCACTACCAACTGAATCACCGCTGGTTCCGTATAAACGATATCGCGGCAGCAAGGTAACATGGTCTAGTGGCAAGACTGCCTACTACTGGGTTGAGTATCATTTTTAAAGGAAATATATTATGTTAGAATGTTTAATTATGGGTGACAGTATCGCAGTTGGCACCAAGATGTTTGCACCCACTGAGTGCGTATCCTACTCCAAGGGTGGATTCAACACCTGGCAGTGGAACAAACGCTGGGGTAGCACTCCACTCGAGGCAAAGACTGTAGTAATCAGTCTGGGCACCAACGACCACAACGGTGTGAATACCTTCAAAGAACTACAGAAGATTCGATATCGTATTCGCTCCGTGAAGGTCGTATGGATTATGCCTCCATGTAACAGCGGATTCTGTAAACCCAAGGTAAATGCCATCGTAAAGCAGATTGCTGCACAATACAATGATGTCACTATCTCTACTTCCTACGTCCAACCTGACAAAATCCATCCATCGTGGCGTGGATACAAGGATCTGGTAAAGAAGTCTGGTATCTGACATGAATGAGACGGAAAAGACTCTCCAGCGATACAAAGATGCGCTCGAGCGTATCGAGAGATTTGGACACTCACACGGACATGGACACGGATACACCTGTGCAAATATAGCAGAGGAGGCGTTGAAGAATGTATGATACGACAATTGACGGACACATGAATGAGAGTGAACTCCGCTGCATCGAGAGATGGGCGAGTGCAGTCCCAGAGAATGGAGTCATCGTAGAGGTAGGCAGTCTGTATGGACGCAGTGCAGTCGCATGGGCAAAGTCCTGCGATCCCTCCGTTAATGTATATTGCGTGGATGCATTCTTTGACCCAACCACAGGTGCAGATTTCTATCCGCAGTTCCAGGAGAACACTAAGGATATCCCCAACATCACTCCGATTGTAAATCTCTGCCCATACTTCCCATACTCGAGATACGTAGACAAACCTGCAGATATATTCTTTATCGATGCAGCACATAAGAATCCCAATGACTGGGAGATTATCCAGTTT